ACTTCTTCTACCTTAGGTTCTTCTGTATTATCTTTAGATTTTCTATAACCTAAAAGACCTGCTCCGATTCCAACAAGGACTACTGATTGTGTTATAACGTCAATATCGTTGTTTAAAAACATTTTATCAACACAACCAACAAGGAATGTCAAACCTCCGATAAAAACGATGTAAAGACCCGCCGTTCCACTTCCTGATGTCTTTCCTGAGCTATTGGAAGTCATCTCTGAGAATGAAAACTGTTTAATGTTTCCGATTTGTTTTTTAATGTATTCTTTCATAATTATCTACCCTGTCCGTTATAAGGCTTAGTGTAATTTTTACTTCGTTTATTTGATGTAAATTTCTTTGATGATTTACCTGATTTTTTAACTCCGAAGGATAACTTCGTTGAACCTGTTGCTTTAGCTGCCATTATTTCATTTATTTAGCAATAAGTATATACGTTTTTTAAAATGACATATATTTATTAATAAAAATTATATTATGAAAAGACTTTTTGAAATTTCTTCTCAAGAAAAACAAAGAATATTGGAAATGCATGAAAGTGCTACCAAAAGAAATTATTTGAGTGAACAAAATCCTCAACCTGCGGCATCTAATATAAAAAGAACTTTTGTTTTAGATATTGAACCGAATGAATTTGGGTTGGATAAAAAAACCGCCAACACTTTCTTAACATTTGCCAGAGCTAGTTCACAATTTGTATTTAACAATGTGTATTATGCGTTAAGAAGAAGAGGAGAACTCCCTACGCAGCCTATGAATTGGAATGAAAGAAATTTATCTTGGTTAGCTTATGGGTTTAATATATCAATGGGTTATCCGTTTTTTTCTGAATATTCACCAACTAATCATGTATATGTTAGTAACTTTACTGAAACAGGTACTCAACCGAATATTACTAGTAAATGTAATATAAAATACCTTAATCCTAAAAAAACATTTAACTCTACAAATGCTGAAGTCGTAGTCCGAGGTGGTGCATTAGATTCGTTATATATTAACTCGTATAGTTTAGACGGAATGGTTGGTGGTCAATCAACTTCTCAAAAAATAGACACTGTTAAAATGACTGAATTACTTGATAAATTAATAACTCAAGAATCTTATAACGCAGCTTTTAAAAAATTATGGTCACCTAAATTAACTCCAAATAGTATAGTTTCAAATGACCAAATTAAAACTATTCAAAGTAGTTGGTTTTACGGATGGTTAAAAAGTAAATATGGTTCATCTCAACCAACAGGAGCACAACCAACAGGAGCAACACCAACAGGAGCGACACCAGCTAGATAATTACATACTAAATAAATAGATATAAAAAAAGGAGAGTTAAACTCTCCTTTTTTTATTTGTAGGTTACAATGTAATCGGTACCAAGTCTATTGATATCTTCATGAACATAATCCCATTTTCCATCGTGTGTTTGTAGTAAAACTATTGTGGAGAAAGTATCATTAGTTGATACCGTTTCAATAATTCTAACCATTGAATATTTTAAATCTTTAATCTGTACATCCGCAAACCCAACAGATTGTGTTCCCAATAGAATTAAGAAATTAATCATAAATTCATCTGAGTCAGTTAAAAACTGAGTTCCGCCCATTAAAAATGATAAACTTATTTTAGGTGTTGATAAATCAGGGACGTAAACAAATTCTCCATTGTTGAAAAAACTATTGAATTCATTAATACTAATTTCAGTGCAACCATGTAAAATTAATGATTTTTGAGTTCTTTCCGTCATTGGTAAGTATGGGATACCCAATGAGTCTAACACATAACTTGATGTTACATTTGGTGGAAAGTAGTATTCAATTTGTCCATTAACAACTAAACTTGTTAGAACAATTACTAAAGAAAGAAATAAGTTTTTCATAGGACTTGATTATTTAATTATTAATACAAATATATACAAAATATTCCTCTACACAAATATATTTATAAATAAAATGTTTTTTTATGAAAAAAATAGTTAAACTAACTGAATCAGATATTGTTAGATTAGTTAAGAAATTACTTAACGAGGATAAGAAAATCTTGAATGAGGATGAAAAAATTGCTAATTGGGTACCCGTTGGTTTAGTAAACCCTGAGACTCAGGGTTTAATAAGTATTGACGGTGTTGTATGGAAAGCAAAATTACGTAATCAAAACGGACTTAATGAATATTTGGTTATTAAAGGTTTATGGAGCTCCAACGGAGAAATCTGTATTGGTAATGATGATTGGGGTAAAAGTATCCCTTATCAATCATCATGGTGCCTTAATTATAATGACCAACAGGAATTTGCGGGTAAATGGTATGCGACCAAGGTAAATAATGATTCAAAGTTTACGGTAAAAGATGGTAAACTTGAGTTTATTAGAGAATATTAAATAAAATATTATAAATAAAATGAACTTTGTTCATAAACTTTAAACCCACGTTAATGGATAATGACAAAAATGAAACGAATTCTAAAGGAAAATGTTGCCACCTATTGCCTTATGCTCGCAATGTTTTTCAACCCACTAGGATTCGACATAATGTTCAAAGCAATTTTAGATTACACAAGTTCTTATTGGATTACCACAGGAATTTTTTACTGTATTTCAGCATTGTTCTTTGGGTTGTATTTCTTATTACGAAGTAAAAAATGAATATCAAAAAACTTATCAAAAAAGTTCTTACAGAATCGGTGGAAAAACCACTTATTTCAGAACACCTTAATTATCACATGACAAATGAAGTTCCATTGAATGATAATATCTTCAGATTTGGTTCTGAAGAATTCTTTAATGTTATTCAAGAAGCTCGTGAGTTATATTACGAAGGAATGGTTGAATTAAACGAAGATGATGTTGAACTTATTGAATCTGATTTTGGGACACAGGTTAGATTATCAAGTGGTAGAGTTATTTACTTGGATACCCCAATGGAAGAAGAATTTATTTCTGAGGCGGAACATAATGGTAAGAAAGTTGAACTTGGTAAACCAAGAAGAAATAGTGGTGGTGGAAAGAAATATGTTGTTTATGTTAAAAACCCATCAACAGGTAAAGTTAAGAAAATTTCATTTGGTGATGTTAAAGGTGGATTAACTGCTAAGGTATCTAATCCTAAAGCTCGTAAATCATTTGCCGCAAGACATCAGTGTTCTAAAAAGAAAGATAGATTAACTGCGGGGTACTGGGCATGTAGACTCAATCGCTTTGGTTACCTATGGGGCGGTAAAACTTATCCAGGATTTTGGTAATATGAAACCGTATAAAGATAGAAAACTAACAGAAACTTCAAAGATTAGAGTTTTTAAATCCAATGTTGATAGTGGTGAACTACAATGGCATCGTGATAGAGAAGATAGATTGGTTGAAGTGGTACAAGGTGATGGATGGAAATTTCAAATGGATAATCAACTACCTATAGAGTTAACTGAAGGACAAGTATTATTAATCCCTGAAGGAACTTATCACAGAATATTCAGAGGAAAAACTGATTTGGAACTAAAGATTGATTTTATTTAGTAATCCTATCAACGATTAAATCCATAAGTCGTTTTAAGAAATTACCTGAAATTGTTATTAATCCAAATGCCGATAATGATTTAACCAACATTTCAGTATCTTTCATATCCCATATACCTTCAGAGACAGCGTCATATATCATTGGTATAATTGGAACCAAGAATGCGTAACTTAACATATTTGTTACACTGAACGCAGATAAATTCAAACTCTTTAAAAAACCTGCCAAAACAGTTTTAAGTTGATTTGCTTTGATTGCTCCCAATTTAAATGGTTCTTCAAGTCCGTCTTCTTTAATCTTTTTAATAATTGATTTGGTAAAATTTCTTTCTTGAAAGAATATTACTGACGCAATACCGGCAGCAATCAATGATGAATCTTTTTCTGTTAACTCTGGTACTTGTCCATTTAACCATTGCATAATTGGGCCCATGAACCCTCCGATTGATGCTCCCCATGTGAGCATCATCTTTAAGTTTATTGAAACGTAAGTTTTTGTGTCTTCAACAATCTTTTTTGTTAGTTCCACACCATCTTCTTGAACTTCTTTTATCCTATCATTTATTGATTCAAGGATAATTTGCTTTTGAGATTCTTTAATTATATATTTCATTATATTTATAAATATATGAGTAAGAAATTAAATCCTGAACTTAAACCTGATGATAGAATTGTTGTCATTGAACTATTAGGTGAACCTCAATTATCTTTTGGTGATAGAGGAACTGTTAAAGGAATTCAAAAAGGACCTGGATTTGTTCAATATGTTGTTAAATGGGACAATGGGTCAAGTCTTTATTTATTGGATGAAGATAAATGGATGTATGAATCTGAGTTTGATGAAATGAGAGAAAGAAAAATGAAAAAAAATATTCAGGAAAATAAATCAACTGATTTAACACTACATGCGATGTTAGTAAAACATTTCAACATGTTATATTTGAAAAAATATCTAAATAAATTAAGAGAGTCTAGTGTTGTTAATATGCTTGCGGCATCACCATATCTTGATATGGGTAAAGAAAGATTGGCTCACGAACACAAGTATAATGATACTAACGAAGCGTTTGATGAATTAGTTGAGATGGCCGATAAGGCTCAAGGTGAAATGGTGAACGGAGTAATAAGTATTATTGAAGACGAAAATAAAGAAGTAACTGTGGAAAGAATCAATTCTTATTTAAAAAGATACTCTCCAAAAATTATTTCATTCTACGCAAATTACTTTTAAAGTAAAAACAAAGGATTTCTTTCACCAAAGTGTCCACCAACAATATTGTAGTAATAATATTCTAAAGCGTCTTCATAAGACATATCTTTTTGTAATGACCCAAGTATTTTATCACGTGAATAAAGTATTCTTATACCATTACCAAACTCTTCAACAACTCCTGTAATACAATCGTCAAATCCGTCCAATAGAATTGCTCCTTCAGCTAATTCTTCTACTTCTTCTTTTGTCATTTGTTTTTATATTCTTCCAATGTGATTCCTTCGGTGTCTTTATCACTAATCTTAACTTTAAAATTAAATCCTCTCATGTATTTGGTGATAATGTCTTTTACTTCTTCTATTGTATCCCATTGAATACATCCTTCGTGTTCTTTTGAGTATTCAT